GGTATCGGTGACTGACGACCCCGGCATTTTTGGGATGTTTATGGGGATTTATACGAGGGAGCATTTGGGGCGGGTGGAGTTGTATTCGCCGGTGACGCAACGGGATTCAATTCGGGCTGAGGTGGAGTGGACTCGGGGCTATGCGGCTGCGGCTGGTGTGGTGCCGGTGGTGTTTCCTGAGTTTCGGGATTCTCGGAATGTGGGATTTGTGGAGCATCATGGTCGTCGGAACATGGTGTTGGAGAATGACTATTTGAGAAAGTTCAAGGGAACATGGGGCTGATCGGTCAGGAGATTCGCCGGGTGTTGTTCGGTTCGAAGGATGTGTATGCGGATGCAGGCCCGTCGGATAACGGCTATCCGCATACGCATCTTTCAGAGGCGTTGGTTGAGCGTGTGATTGGTGAGCGTCAGCCTCAGTATTGGGTTGAGGTGGGGTCGATGTTGGGTGGGTCGGCGTTGTTGGTGGCTCGTGTGGCTGAGCGTCTTGGGTGTGAGTTGGACATTGTGTGTGTTGATCCGTTCACGGGTGATGTGAATATGTGGGCGTGGGAGCAGGATTTGGTGCGTCAAGGGAAGTGGCGGTTTCTTGGGTTGGTGAATGGTGCTCCGACGATTCGGCAACGGTTCTTGGCGAATGTGAAGGATGCCGGGTTTGAGGGTGTGATTACTCCGTTGCCTGCGACGGGGATTGTGGGGATGAATGTGTTGGAGCGGGTGTCAAACTATCGGCCTGATGTGGTGTATGTGGATTCGGCTCATGAGGAGGATGAGACGTTTTTGGAGTTGTCAACGGCGTGGGATTTTTTGGTGAAGGGCGGGTTGTTGATGGGTGATGATTTGGATTGGCCTGCTGTGAGGAATGATGTCTACAAGTTTGCTGGGTCGGTTGGTGCTCAGGTTGAGGTTGTTGGGAATCAGTGGCTTGTTGGCAAGTAGGATTGACCGAGTATGGCCAATGAGAACTTGTATGCGACACGAGCCCAGGTCAAGGCGGCTCTTCGTATCGGCACAGCCGACACGGTTGATGATTCGTTGATTGACAACTGTGCGGGTGCTGCGTCTCGAATGATTGACGGTTATTGCAACCGTCAGTTCTGGGCTGCCACTACCGCCACTGCTCGTGTGTTCCAGGCGAACACTGAGTATGTGTGTGATGTGGACGATTTCTATACGACCACAGGTTTCGTGTTGAAGACTTCGTCGTTTGCTGACGGCAACTTTGATACGACATGGTCGACAAGTGACTATCAGTTGGAGCCGTTGAACGGCATCCTTGACGGGCTCACTTGGTCCTATGACAAGATTCGTGCCGTTGGCGCATATCTGTTCCCGACGGTGAATGCGAACTATGGTGAGCAGGCGTTGGTGCAGGTGACTGCCAGATGGGGTTGGGCGACGATACCGGAGCCGATCACCCAAGCTTGCATCATTCAGGCTTCCCGTATCTTCAAGCGTTACGACTCCCCGCTCGGTGTGGCTGGGTTCGGTGACTTGGGTGCAATTCGTGTATCTCGGTTCCTTGACCCTGACATGGCTCAGTTGGTTGAGCCGTACCGACGTATGCGGATGTTTGCCTGATGCCTGCAACACCAAGCCAAGTCAAAGACGGACTCAAAACCGCCATCCAGTCAGTGCCTGGGTTGCGTGCCTTTGACTATCAACCAGATCAGGTGAACCCTCCGTTTGCGTGGCCGACGCTTGACGAGATTCGATTCCATCAGACAGGTATGGCGAGTGGTGGTGTGGTCATGGACTTCACCGTCACCATCGTGGTGAATCGTGCGTCGGAGCGGACGGCTCAGGATGCGTTAGATCAGTACACGGCGTGGAGTGGTGCGCAGTCGTTGCGTGCAGCCATCGAATCTGACCGCACCCTAGGTGGTGTGTGTGATGACTTGATTGTCAGTTCGGCTGGGAACTTTACGAACATTGACGCCAATGACACGTTGTATTTGACGATGGATTTCAAGGTCACGGTGTACGCTTAGACAATGGCAAAGTATCTGGTTTGCGGACCGTTCCCAGTCACCGGTGTTCAGCCGGGTGGACATGTGGACGGAAGCGGCATTGACAATGTAGAGTTGTTGATTGCGGCTGGCATCCTTTCGCCAGTGGTAGAAGTTTCCAAGAAATCCCTCAAGGCCGATAAGGCAGGAGAATAACAGTCATGGCAAAATTGGTCCTCAAAGATGCGAACATCGTGTTCAACGGAACCGACATCTCGGCAAACGTGGCGAGCGTGACACTGTCGACCACTGCCGCAGAAGTTGCAACCACCGCCTTCGGATCGTCAGCAGTCACCCGAGTATCTGGTCTCATTGACAACTCGGTGACGTTCAGCATTCACAACGACTACAACGCCATCGACGGAATCTTCTTCCCGTTGGTCGGCTCAACCGCAGTCACCTGCGTCATCAAGCCAAACGGCACTGCTGCTGCCTCTTCGGCCAACCCGAGTTATACCTGTTCCGTGCTCGTGACGGAGTGGACTCCTGTGAATGGAGCGGTTGGAGAGCTTGCTACTGCGGACGTAACGTTCCCAATCTCCGGTGCAATCGCCAAGAGTGTCGGCGCCTAAACATAACCACTTCACCCTGCGGAGGTAGAAAATGAAAATTGCGCTCATCGTCAAGACGGCAACTGAACAACGCAAAGCGTTGTGCGAATTTGCTGACTTCGTCAAGTACGAAGAAGTTCACAACGTCTCAATGGCCAACATTGAAACGAACCTGAAGACTCGTGACTTGGCTTGGTTTGCATGGCATTCAGAGAAACGGCGCAAGGTAACCACACTCAATTTTGAGGATTGGTGTGCCACTGTTGAGGGCATTGACATTGACACGGGTGAGGAACCGCTCGGCCCTTTGGAGAGCAGTCAGCGCATTGGTTGATCGCCTATTTGGCGGTTGAGACGGGGATTCCTCCGTCAGTGTTGCTGACTGAATCACCTCGAATGTTGTTCACGATGTCTGCGTATTTGCGTTGGAAGGCAGTCAAGATGAACCCGACACCCTACAATCGGTGACATGGCAACCTCATCAGGGAAATACACGCTAGGTCGTGGTGAAGAAGTTGCGTTCGTCGCACCGGGGTTGTTGCAGTTTTTGCGTGAAGCATCGCAGGCTTCTCCCAAGTTCAATCTGGAGATGCGAAAAGCTGCGATGGTTGTTGCCAACTATGTTGTGGATGCAGCCAAGTCAAATGCTGCTGGGCAACCTCCGCATGGCAAACAGCGTGAAGGTTCGTCAGGTAGGTCTCAGGCTCAAGTTGTGGTGAATGGGTTGCGTGCTCGACATGATCGCATCCCGACTATCAAGTTGGACTCCAAGCGTGGCTACCCATCAAAGAGCCGCACCAACAAACAGAGAACTGCAGGTATTCAGGGTCCATTTTTGGGGAAGAAGATTCCTAAACCTGGGACAGTAACAATGGGGCAAGTGTTCTTTGGTGCCGAGTTCGGTGGTCGTCGCCGGAAGACGACCCAGCAGTTCTTGCGTCATCGTGGCCGTCAAGGCTATTTCTTCTGGCAGGCTGTTCGGGATAACAAAGAAAAGATTGCTGCTGAGTATATTTCGGCTATTGACCTCGTATTGAAGAAGCTTGCGTCTGGGGCATCCTGACGCTACGCTGACCTATAAGGAGCCCGCCATGTTCCAATTTGAGACAGCCGATACTGACTCCGTTCGTGCCGTCAGGTTCGACTTCGTCAAGGCTGTAGTACCTAAACCGCTCGCTGGGTCATGGGCTCAACTTCAAGCCCAACTATGTATCCGTAAGGAAACGAAACGCAAAGACCAGCGTGCGTTGTGGTCACCAGTCATCTATGCACCAGGCACAACTCGTGCCAACTACAACGTGGATGCCGTGACCTGTCTCGTGGTGGACATGGACAACGAATCGTTTGACCATGCACGCTTGGACGGTTTGGAGTGGATGGCGTACACCACTTGGTCAAATCGTCCCGATGAAGAGCACTGGCATCTTGTGTTGCCGTTGAAGCAGCCTGTGCCTGCGCATCGTTGGTCGGAGGTGTGGACTCGTCTGCATGAACGCATCAACATTGTCGGCGACCCTGCGACCAAGGACCCTGCTCGTATCTTCTATCTGCCTCAGTACCCGGTTGGGAAGTTGGAGTGGTCGCATCGTCGGTTTGGTCGTGGCGAGTTCTTGGATGCTGAGTTGGATGAGTTGTTTGTTCCGACGCCACGAGACATGGTTCGGATGCCAAGGAGTGTGGTGTCTCGGAAACCGTCGAAGAAGTATTGGAAGGATGAGGCGTGGTGGAATGAGCCGCAGGATTTGAGTCGGTTTGCTGGGATGACTCAGCAGCAGATTGCTGTGGCGTTGCGTGGTGAGTTGGCTGAACTGCGAAAGTCTTTGTCTTTGGACTGAGTAGAATCGGCTGTCATGGCCGTTGTCAGAGATTTCATTGTCAAGCTTCTGGCTGATCCGAAGCAGATTGTTTCGGCCTTCAACAAGATTCAGGGGCAGGCGAATGACACGTTTGGCTCTAAGGGTTTGGGTGGCAAGTTATCGGCGTTGATGCCGTCATTCAAGACCATCAGTATTGCGGGTACTGCGGCGTTTGGTGCTGTGACTGCTGCGGCAGGGTTCGCCATCAAGGCTGCTGCGGAGGATGCTGAGTCGCAGGCGAAACTGGCTCAGACGTTGAAAACGACGTTTGGTGAGTCGGAGTTGTTGCGTGAGGAAACTGAACGGCTCATCACTCAGTTCTCGAAGTCGGCTGCGGTTGCGGATGACCAGTTGCGTCCGGCGTTTGGGAATCTTATTCGTTCTACTGGCGACTTTACTCAGTCGCAGAAGTTGTTGCAGATTGCGTTGGATATTTCAGCCGGTACGGGTCGTGACCTGGAGTCGGTCACGATTGCGCTATCTCGTGCGAGCCAGGGGCAGTTCACGGCGTTGACTCGACTTGGTGTTCCGTTGGATCAGAACGCTGTCAAGACGAAGAACTTTGACAAGGTTGTTGGCGAGTTGGCTGACACGTTCAAGGGTCAGGCTGAGGTTCAGGCGAACTCGGCGGCTGGCCGATTCCGAGCGTTCGGTATTGCTGTTGATGAGTTGCGTGAACAGTTCGGTGAGTTGCTGCTACCTGCGTTGGTTGACGTTGTCGGCTACCTAACGAACACCGTCATTCCGGCAGTCAGCATGGCTGTTGACCAGTTCCGTAGCGGTGGGGTTCGTAGTGCGTTGGCAGTGTTTGTTGCTGCGTTCGGTGACGCAGGTATTGCCATTCTCAACAATCTTGAACAGGTAGCGCTTGGTGTCTACAAGTTCATGGAGGGTGTCGTTGCGACCTTGAAGCCACTGTTTGTGGCGATTGACTTGGTTCGTTCTGCGTTGGCTCTCGGCAAACCGATTGAGTCCATTGAGGCTGCGATTGCCCGCAGGACGAATGAGGTTGCTGGAGCATTTGATGGTTTCAGGGATTCGGTTCAGCAGGCCAGTGTCCGTCTTGGTGTCATGGCGCAAGGTCCGTTGGACAATGTCGAGCGTCGGTTGCAAGCCAATAAGGATGCGGCTCTTCGAGCCAAAGGTTCAATCACCGACTTCGGTGATGAGACTGATTCAGCCGGGAAGAAGGCTGCTGGTGCCGCCAAGAAAATCAAGACGGCTGAGGAGAAGTTGAAAGAATATAGTTCGGCTGCGAAGTCGGCGAAGTCCGCTTCGGATGCGTATGGTCGCAGCCAGCAGAGTGTTGCCAAGGCTCAACAGTCGGTGTTTCAGGCGAATCAGGATTTGGCGAAAGCTCAGGAGGAGTTGGCTGCTGCTCAGATGGGTGGCGACCCGGCAACGATTGAGGCTGCTCAACGTCGTTTGGCTGCGGCTGAGCGTGGGGTGGCCCGCTCGAAGTTTGGTGTTGAGGAGTCGTTGATTGCGGTTCGTGATGCTGAGCGTCGTTTGGCTGAGGTTCGTGCCGATGCGGAGTCGACGCCTGATGATATTCGGAAGGCTGAGATTGCGTTGGCTGAGGCTCAGTTCTCGGTGGCTGACGCTCAGGACAATGTCATTCAAGAGACGTTGGATCTGAATGAGGCTCGTCGCCAGTTGCGAATCAGTACGGAGGGATTGCGTGCTGGTGATGAGGAGTTGTTGCCGTTCTTGGATGCGGTGCGTTCTGCGCAGGAGAATCAGCAGGAAGCTGTTGAGAATTTGACGGAGGCGATTGACGATCAGCGTGAGGCGTTGCAGAAGTATCAGGAGGCGTTGGCTGCGTTGGCTCAGGTGTCGTCGGCGTTTCCGAAGATTTCGGCTCAGAATCCTGTGACGGGTTTGATTCCGCAGGTGCCTGCTGCTGGTGCCGGGTCAACATTGCCTGGTTCTGCTATGTCTCCGCAGCAGACGTTGAATGTGATTGTTCAGTCGGGTGTGTTGAATGGTGCTCAGGTTGGTGAGGAGATTTATCAGTATTTGCGGGACTATGAACGAGTCAACGGCCCTCTGAATTTCATGGTGTAGCCGATGGCAAAGACGGCGATTTGGGGTCAAACATACAAGGTGTTGATGGACACCGGGTTGTTGCAAGATGAGTTCACCCTGGACTCATCCACACTCAACGGCCCTGACGTATTGGACGGTTCAACCAATTTTGCTGACGTCACCGAATATGTCACCAGCGTCTCCATCCGTCGAGGTCGAGCCAGCCAACTTGACACGATGGGCGTCGGACAAGCCACCATCGTCCTCGACGACAAAGCATCAGGCAGATCATTTGACCCGGCAAACACCGCATCCCCCTACGTTCAGAACGGCTACGGCATCGCCCCACGACGCTTCGTCCAAATCTATGCAGGCACAGCCGGACAAGAACCACTCTTCGTCGGACGAGTCAACGACCTTGACATCGACTACCAGCAACCAGACAACAGCTTCGCCATCATCACCTGCGTCGACGACCTCTCCGCCCTAGGCCGCACCAACCTCACCGCCTTCAACCCATCCAGTCAACTCACCTCCGCCCGAGTCACCGCCATCCTGGACCGCCCAGAAGTGGCCTACTCAACTGCCACCAGGAGCATCGGTACCGGGGTGGCCACCGTTGGCACCGTCGCATATGAAGCCAACGACAACGTCAAATCAGCCATTGACGCAGTCATGCTCGCAGAAGACGGACGGTTCTTCGTAGATCGTGGCGGCACAGCAGTCTTCCAACCTCGCATCACCTACTCCTTTGACACCGCAGGAATCCAATTCTCCGACACGCCAGCCGGCACCGTCATCCCCTACCAAGAACTCTCCGTCGGCTACGGCGCAGAAACCCTCTACAACCGAATCCAAGTCGGCGTCCAAGGCTTCGCCGTATCCACCGCAGTCGACACCACCAGCACCACCGAATTCGGCGTCAACACACTCAGCCTCTCCGACGTCCCACTCAACACCCAAGCAGCAGGCGACACCCTCGCCGCCAACCTTCTCGCCAAATACAAAGACCCCGTCGTCCGCTTCAACGAAATGAGCATCCTCGTCAACGGACTCAGCGCCAGCAACGGCCAAGCCGTCTCCATCCTCGACATCGGCGACCTCGTAGAAATCAGCAAAACCTACCAACAAGGCGCACCAGGCACCGTCACCAAAACAATGTTCATTGAGAACCTGAGTCATGACATCACACCAGGATTCCATCGCATCCGACTCGGCCTCGGTCAAGCCCAACTCCTCACCCAATTCATCCTTGACACCAGCGAACTTGACGATACAACTGTTGGGCTCGGCTAAACTCAACGCATCATGGGAGCAGGATTTCGCACCTTCGCCAGTGGCGAAGTATTGACAAGCACAAACGTGATGGACTATCTGATGAAACAGATGGTCATGGTGTTCGCAGGTACAGCCGAACGTGGCTCAGCATTGCCGTCACCCGAAACAGGAATGGTCGCCTACTCAACGGCGACAGGTATGCAGATTTATAACGGCACAGCCTGGGTTAGTATTTAGTCTCATGGGTTCCGGCTTCCGCACCTTCGCCTCTGGAGAAGTTCTCACTGCCTCCAATGTTCAGAACTATTTGATGGATCAAGCCGTCATGGTGTTCGCTGGTACAGCAGCACGAGCATCAGCACTCCCCTCACCCGAGGTTGGGATGACTGCCTATTCGACGGCAACAGGTTTGCAGGTCTATAACGGCACCGCTTGGGTTGATGTCTCAACCGGATATGGTTCGGGGACTGGTGGTTCTGGAACTGCTGTTGGAACTGCTATCGGTGGCTTCAACTACAACGTGCACACTTTTACTGCTGACGCAACGTTCACGGTGACGAAGGCTGGGTTGTTTGACGTTTATCTGACTGGTGGCGGTGGAGGTGGCGGTTCTGGTCAGGCCAGCACAACTCGTGCAGGTGGTGGTGCTGGTGGCGGCGGGAACACTACCACCACAATTTATTTGGATGCGAATGTTGCTGTGACTATTGGTGCTGGTGGTGCTGGTGCTACTGGTGATGGTCAGCCTGGTGCAGTAGGCGGTGCAACCCTTCTTGCTGGCAAGGCTGGTTTGGTTGGCGGTGGCGGTGGAGGCGGCGCATTTAGGCCCCCTTCAAGAGCGGCTACTGGCGGTGGCGGTTCAGCAGTTGAACAAATAACTGGCGCAACTTCTTTGTATGCAAACACCGCCTACGGCTACTCAGGCGGCAATGGGTCAAGTGCAAGCACTGGTGCGGGTGGTGGTGGTGGCGCTGGTGGTGCTGGCGCAACCGTAACTGGTTCTACTGGTGGTGTCGGCGGTGCAGGCGTAGAACGAAACACGTTTATTGGTGGCTCGTCGTTGTTGCGTGGTGGCGGCGGTGGTGGTGGCGGTAATACTGGTGGTACTGGTACTGATGGTGGCGCAAACGGTGGAGGAACTACAACTGTTGGTTCTAACGCATCAGCCAATACAGGTGGCGGCGGTGGTGGTGGTGGACAACCTAATGGCGGAAGCCAGACAGCAGGTGGCAACGGTGGTTCTGGAATTCTCTACATCAGGTATCGTGTCTAGACATGGCTCATTTCGCTTGGCTTGACACAAATAACACCGTCACAAACGTGTCGGTAGTGGACAATGAAAATATGCTTGATCAAAATGGCAACGAATCCGAGGCCGTTGGTATTGCATATCTAACCAGCGTGCACGGTGAAGGCATCACTTGGGTGCAGACCTCTTATCACAACAACCCAATTCAAGGTCAAAACCGTGGAAAATACGCTGGCATCGGTGATATTTGGAACGGTAACGAATTCGTCACGCCGACTGACGGGGAATGAAGCGGGCGCTGATTGCGCTTCCCGCCATTGTTTTTGCGTTCTGGCCATTGCAGGCGCAAGCTGAACCACAGCCCGGTCTCAACGCCGTCGGCTACACCTTCCAGCCGACAGGCATACCTCAACGCACCGATGACCTCTACCCGGTGTGCGGATCGGAGGTGGAGAACAACATCAACCGCAACTTCAACGGAGAACCATTCCAAGACTGCGGCTATGACTTCTTCATGGTTCACTACACAGGGTTCATCACCATCCCTGAACATGAGACGATTCAGTTCATGGTTGCAGCCGACGACGGCGGCACCGTAGATATCGCCGGGACAGAGTTCGGCACATGGAACATCAAAGGCTGCCAGTGGAGCCAACAAGTCACCCTCAACGTCGAGCCTGGTTCACAGCCGTTGGACGGCTGGTTCTTTGAGTGGGGTGGCGGAACGTGCTACATGCTCGCCTGGAACATCAACAACACCGGCTGGGCCATCGTCCCCGACGAAGCATTCACCCGCAACAACACCC